CGGGACGGTGACATGCATGACCATCCAATTAGATGGAGATCGTAAAAGTGAAAAGGATATCCAGTCTTCGGGTATTCTCAACAAAATTTATCCTAACTTGGAAGGCATTCCCGCTTATGTTCTATACGTTAACGGAAACAAGCGAATCCCATACCAGGGTACCGATCGTTCGTTTGAAGCTTTGAAGCAATTTGTACAACAATATGTTTAATAAGTTATCATATTCATCACTCCTAGGAGTGATGAATATCTGAAAAATTAATAGTTGTAAAAACTTTCCTTATCCTTACCGCTCATGAGCCATATGATGATAAGAATTACCAAGATAACAACTGATGCGATGACCCATGGTTTCATAAAATAGTCTCTGATACTTTCCATAGCATTCATGACTTTACCATCACCGGTCTGATAACCTTGAGGAAGGAGTGGGGTGCGAGCAGCTGAGCTACCATAGTAGGCAGGAGGATACCCCCCCATAGGATGGGAAACTTTATCATAAGGGCTATCTTTGTAGTACATTTTTGCTAAGCAAGGAAAATAATTCAAAAATGAAACACGTGTACATAAATATAACTAAAACTGAGTCATAATTACTAACAAAACTACTAGAATGATTACAATCGAGTACAGTTCATACTTGTACTTTTTCAAAAACTTTATAAAGTTTTCCTCAGAATTACTAGGAGTGGCTCCACCTCCCGGTTGCACAGGTGATGGCTGCACGGGTGATGGCTGCACGGGTGATGGCTTCGAATCGAATTTGCAAACAATGTCATTCTGAACGTGATCAATTGACACGTTACCATCTTCAATGATATCGAATAATACTTGGCATAATTTGTCTGGGCATGTTGGATTCGTTAGCTGCGTGGGGACCAGGTACTTGCCTGACCTGTTGGCACATGCCGAATACCAGCATCCATCGTTAATAGAGTGAGCTCCCTTCATTGCCTGATATGTGCTATTCTCCGCTCTGTTGATACATTTGCAATCCTCAGTGTTGTGACGAAGACAGTAGTTCTGCATAGTGGCGTCTTGGATATGAGGTGGTTGTTTTTCAAACCACATTCTACATTCATTTCCTCCCTCACCTATGGATTTGAGACGACTACATTTCTTCATTCCCTTGGGGCACGTGGTTACATTCTGGGTACAGTACTTGGCTTCAATATCATTATTCTCTCCAAATTTATCCTTGTACGCGAGTACTTGTGCCCGCGTATCTACGTTGTCTAGATTGTAAATACATTTGAGATTGGGTGCTTCTTTGTCCCACCCGTAGTATATGAGTGGATCTTTTCCCTTTGAACTACGACCTATTTCACACTCGTCTCTGTCCGGGTGTACACATCGGGGTTGTGATGTACAGAAACCACCGCAGCAAGAGTCTGTGCCTATCTGCCAATCATTAATGTTATGCGTTGAGTGACAGGGGATCCTCGCGCTGAAAGCGGAGCAATGGAAACATCTACATTCTCCTGGTTGATACTGATGTTTTTGACTCGTTTGGACTAGGCGTCCTATTACATGTTCTCCCATGTTTTTGATAACATGTGAGAAAGATCGCAAATTAATCTAATATGTCTCTTTCATTCAACCTCTAAGGTTGTATTCTGGTTCGTTTATAAACGAACCAGAATACAACCAACACGATGATTAAGATGATGAGCCATGTGTTATTACTACCTTTTCTAAACATATCTTTGATATTACCAGGGTCAAAATCCTCACCTCCGATGTCAATGTCTATAATGTTGCGTCTGTTTATCTGACGTACCTTCTGAGGACCGGCCATGTAGTAAGTGTTGGAAAGTTGTTTCTTAATATTCGTCATGTATCGCTGAGATATCTGATTAAGATCGACTATCTTAGGAGGTTTTGTGGCACGAATAAGGATCATTGAACCGACTGGACCTCCAATCTCAGTCATCACTTGTTTGTCAAACTGAGATATTTTGTTGAATGGATACATGGCCATTTTGAAGTAACCATTTGCATTACCCCACTTTTCTCCCCATGAATTGCGACAGTGCCAATAAGGAACGTCTCCTACCTTGTCATTGTCGTACTGGATGTTCTTGGCGACACCCCATCCCATGATGCTGATAGCATGGAGTCCGGCTGCCTCACTAGTCATCCTATCGCTGAATTTCAATCTACCTCCATTATACCCATTGTAATCAGCTCGATCAAGGTACACGCCCCCGTTAAGGTTGGGGTCGGTAAAGTTACCCGTAAAGAAATTCTTCAGTACCACGTAGCCACCAATTACAGGTCCAAAGTCGAGAATGTGGCTTTTGATCGTGTTTCTGAAAACATCAATGGGTGTTCTGTTGTTAATGAATAACACATCACTCCCAGGGTCGAGTTGGTACAAGTACTTCTTCACACCCCCGTAGTAACAACCGCATGGTTTTGGGATGTTATCATTTAGTTTAGACGCTAGGGTCTTGGCGTCAAAGTGACGCGCGGACGAAACACTTTTACATACTTCAGTATCTCCGGAGCACCACGAGTAGTCCACGCATGACGTGTCTGCAACGCCTTCGCGCTCCATGTATGACGCGATAGCTGCAGGGTTTCCTCCGGAGCACATTTTGTGCAGATTTCCAGTAGGTATGCACGACATGAGGTACGTGGCGCTAATGTTAGGGGACCAACCCGTTGCTCCAGAGACAACGAAGCAGTCACTCATAGTATCTGCAAAACTGACAGCCCAACACTTTCCTAACTATTTAGTTTTCATACATTTTTATTATTAAACTATGTGCTTGTAAACATTACTCACATCAATATACTGAAAACAATTACACTATTACATATCAAGCAAACGATCGTATTCATATATCATCAATACATAGTCATTAAATTCACCCCAACCTAGACATCTACCCATCATCAATTAAATAATGACTTAAAAATATATAAACATATTTAAAATGACAAGTATAAGTGAACGTCAAGACATCCCTCAACCCTTCATATTTGAAGGACAGTGCGTCTACCTTCTCAACGATCTCATCGCATTTGATAGATCGTTCTTTGTAGGATGCATACGCGAACCCAGGAAAACAATTGAAAAGAAAAACATCCCTGAGGACCAATACTGGTTCGCCACGTACTTCAAAGGTGGATGGTTTCCAGAGAGTCCAGAAAACAGAAAAGCCAAGATCCTCATATCCGATGAATGGACCCATAACAACTTACCCAAATTCACAGGTAACCAGGACAACTACAAGTACAAACCACTTCCACCTCTTCTTGAATTGGAGGAGCATGAAAAGTTTAACCGAAGAGGAAAAGTGTTTAAAATGGAGGTGAGAGGTGATAAGACGAGAGAAGGTATACGGTTCAAATGTGAAGATGTGGCTCGCATATTTGAGATGGATTTAATCCATAATATCGATAGATGGTTAGTTCGAACAGAATATGAAATATTCTGTTCTTACAATCCCTTCAAATTGAAGGGGTCAGAACAAAATGTGGGAGGCCAACCAACCTCCACGTATCTGACTTTTGACGGGCTCCTCAAGATCATTTTTGCCTCACGATCCGGCACAGCTTACCGATTCCAGGATTGGGTTTCTGATATTATCTACGCTGCTCACCTAGGCACGTCGCAGGAGAGGGTCAATGCAGCTGCCTATATAGTATAACCTCTATGCCCTGTGTCTACCTGTTCAACATCGGTAAAATAACTGAGCTCAGGAAACACTACCACGAATTGAAACCGTTCAAGAAAGGGTTTCTTTTCAAATGGGGGAGGACCAATGACCTGAAGCGAAGGACATGAGAGCATATAAAGAACAAAAGAATGACTTAAACATATACAAACATATTCAACATGATCTAAGATAAACCCGTTTTTATCAAAAAATTGAAAAAAAGGACTTATAAACAATATATATATATTAAAAATGAATACACAACTAAACGACAGTGATGACGAGGTGGACATGAATGAACCATTTCATGATAGTGAATACTATTACCAAGCTGATAAACAGTTGAGAAAGATGTCTACTAAAGATATAGACAGTCTTATTTTGAAGAAATATACACTTAAGGAGGTAGATATATTTATCCAGAGATACAATGATATCAACGACAAAATTAAACGGTTTCCCAAGTTTAAAGACATGACTAAATTGGACCGAATAGCTATATTCAAGTACCTTAAATGTCTTGAAAAATATGACAATCTTTGTGATTTATTTCCTGTTTCATATGAAGAAACCAAATGGGACCAATTAAACAAACGAAAATGGTATTGCAAAGCCGCGGAAGAATGGGATAAAGAAATAAACAATGAAAGAAGAGTGTATATAAGCAAAATTGCGTATTTGAGGATCAAACAACCTAACCGACAATATGTGATGTTTAAAGATAGACCTATTACCACGAGACAACAGTTCTTAGACGATGTGTCTGAAGCAACAAAACTAAATATTATATATAAATTAAATGATGCAATTATCAGCGTACCTCTTCCAGATAAAGTACTAGATACACAACTATGGACAGGTATAAAAGAGTGGCTGACTGAGGAGACATTTAAATATCGACCTCTCACACGACAATATCTAAATTCTATAGGTCCACATAACCTTGATAGTCCTACAATACGTTATTTTCTCAATTACATCCATGAGGCTATAACTAGAGGTCCGCAGGAAGGATCTTTTTTCTTGGAGCGTATACATCTAGATGGACATTTCTTTTACATCTCATTTGGTACCTAAACAAAACACTCAAATAATTTATAACACTTAGTGTTATAAATTTCAGATTGACTTATAAACAATATACATATATTAAAAATGAATACGCAACTGGATGTAAATGATGGATATATACCTGAGACTGATGGTTTCCTTCAGTTAAAAAGTTACTTTGTAGATAACTGCCCTAAGACGATATCTTTAGCGTCCCTAGCGATGGCGACAGACCTGTTGAAGCAGATCCTCTTCAGGATGTACAAAGCCACCGATTACGGGTTGCTCGTGAAAAGATCAACGAGCCATTTGGATGAATGTCAATTGTTTTCAAAACACATGGCCGAATCACTGAATGACTCTGGGTGGGCCCTTTCTACATCACGCAACATATCAAGCCTTTTGAAGCGACTCATGCGTTTAACGGCATTGCCACTATCATTTATTGATAAGATCAGGCACACGCAAACGTTCATCAGACAGAAGGAGGTATGCGCGAGTGATGCTAAATGGATCGATATAATTAAAAGAACAACAAATAATAGGTCCGACGCGGGCATCAGCAATATTATCAGGTTTTGTAAGAAAATGATGCCTCGTTTAGGCATCGAAAACGACACGATTGACGCCGACGAAAAGGCTTACTTAGCAATCAAAATAGACGCCGACTTTGTGAAACAACTCGAACTAAGCCAGAACCAGTTACGTTGGCTCAAAATTCTTCTTAAAAATATATTGGAGGTCGACGTCCCCGATCATGTATTCAAACAATTCATCATCAAAAAGGATAAGATCATAGAAGACGATGGAAGTGACAAACATCGACTATCGGCCACCGAACTTGACACCCTTTACACTCAAGTGAAGGGTAATCTCCGCGATGAGTTGATGTACATGTTGTTTGTAACGACGGGTATGAGGATAGGGGGGCTTGTTAAAATTAAATTAGATCACGTAGCTGAGATCTCGGGAAACACGGTTGTCGTCAAACAGACCGGACGCACGCTTGAGAAGGGGAACAAATGGTTCACGTTCATGATCAACAACCACGTCAATGCTCTAATTGAATCTTGGATTAAAACGAAACGACCAAACAACGGATCAGTCTATCTATTCCCAGGTCGAGGAGAAATTCCTTACATCAGAGAAGCATCGGTAAGAAAAGCTTTTCATAAGTGGTGTGAGATGGCTGGGATGAAAGGAACCCATCTCCACCCTCATTCGCTGCGCCATAGTTATGGTCATTTGTTAATTAAGGCTGGAAACAATATACATGATGTTTCCAAATTAATGGGTCATTCAAATATAGCAACTACTGAAATATTCTATTTGAGGGAATCTTCTGCCGACGTAGCCAAAAGAGCTAACATTCCATGGCTTCAAAAGCCAGAACAAGAAGAAATGATGCCCAAGTTCCTCACAACGAAGACCGCAAAAGATAAAACGTGTGACAAGGAACGTCAAGACCGGGAACGTAAGAAACGTATGAAAAACATGGCCAAAGTGGGTGGTTTTACTATCAAAACCCAACTCAGCAAGGTCAACGAGTAGTAATCAGTTCTATATCTTCATGAAGATATAGAATATTAAATGAAATCGTGTATGGAATCATGGCGTGAGTGAGATGTATACGTGGTTGTAGATCCAGCGCAGCTATCAACGATTACGCGCATAACTTTGTCTATGTTGGGCATCTTTTCAAATATCTTTTTCCGATCTTCTTCACATATCGTGCTCATGATTCCTGAAATGATGGATACGCATGTTTCCAATTTCGTATTGGCTCTAGAGAGCTCGTCTTCGTATTCTTCCTGGGCTTCCTCGGGGGATTCGGACACGTCATAGAATGGGTTGTTCATGTTTTCGACAATGTCTGGAAGCGTTCTGATTGAATACCATTTCTGAGTAGTGTCGACGTTACTATGACCCATAAATTTTGAGATTTCATTCATCGTATTACCAGAGTCCTCGAGAACCCTGACTAACGTGTGTCTAAACAAGTGAGGATACACGTTGGTTGTCAATCCCGCTTTCTTTGCGATGATTTTCAGATGCGCTTCGAAATGAGAGACGGATGGTCGTTTGCCTTTTTCTAAACCAAACATGAATTGTTCATCCATCATGTCTTTGTCGATGAGTCTTTCATACTCGTGTACATAACTGACAATCTTACGTTTGAGATTTGGTCCGATAATGAATTTCCTGATTTTGTTTCCTTTCTCAAGAGATCGTCCTTCATGCTTTGGTTGCATAAACTCGTTCACGATATCACTCACTTTCAGGTTGCACATGGCTCCTACACGAAGCCCCACTTCTCTGAATAGTGTGAGGATGAGCGTCCACCTGGTATCCCCTTCACACGCCGTAAACAGGTTGTTGATCTCTTCGTCTGTGTATGGTTGGCGTTCTTCATTTAGTTCACGTTTGTTTTCAATCCTGTTGAGGATCATATTTACTTTGATAGTGTTAGGATCGACTTGCAAAATATGCTTGAGTGGATCGCTTTTGAATATCCTCAAAATCTGAAACAGTCGTCTCTTGGCATGATGCGTGTGGATCTGGTTTTTAACACGTTCGTTTTGAACGTTGAGGTTTCTACCATGATGGAGCATGAAATCTGTCAATTTCTCAATGGTTGCAGAATGGAAAAACATTTGGAGTGTTGTATCTTGGGGGATGAAGCTAATCAAATCTAAAAAGACGACAACCATACTGTATTCAATCTTCTTCATGTTGTTTTCGACGACTGACGTTGTTGTTTCAGAGACGGTCTCAAAGTAACGATATATGTTTTGAAATAGTATTTTGGTCCACTCATCTGCCACTTTTATAAACCTGTCTTTCAACGTGACCCCTACGACGTGATCATGTAGTTCCAGTTGGTCCATGTACGTTGATCCTAGGTATTTTAGTAATATACTGTATATAATGTTGGGGCGAGATGCTTCATTGAGTCTGTCCTCAAGGGTCTGGGTGTCCATGTCTGAGATTTCGAACATATCGCATTGGAGTGCCTTCTCGAGATGCATTAGAGCCTGTAGTCCTGAGAATTTACCCAATTCGACTTGGTTAATTATTTCCAACTTTTTCTCTGTTACTCTTTGGTATTCTTGTATTTTCTCTATAAAGGGCCATCCGAATGCGCCAAGGATGTCTAACTTCCTGATGCATATGAGATTGGCTCTGTAGCTATCGCACACGAAGGCTTTCCCTTGTTCAAACGATAATGATTTAATATCTGTATATTTACACGGGAGCGTGTTTAGCATTTTCTTCAGGTCTACTGTGCTCACGTTGAGCGTCTTTTTTCTCACATTGAGAACGTATTTGCGCAAGACGGCCCGAATATGTGATACGTCCTCCAAGAACTCTTTTCTGAGGAAGACGTGTGCTAATACGTCCTCTGGTGCGTTTCCTATCCTCAGTACTTTTTCAAGGAGTTCCGTAATTGGAAATCTATCAGATGTTATGAATTCCTTTAGTTGATCAGAATTCGTGTTGGCGAGGTCTTCCCCGAATTTATTGTAAATTGGAATGTAATAGTTGTAAAAGATGGTCTGAAGGTCCCTTCTGTTGTTGGTTTGTTTTAGTTTTGCTGCAAATTGGGTATATTGGTTCATTTCCTCTTCGTACTGGGAGACATCGTAATTGAGCACTTTCAGTATTCTGAAGGCATCTATTCTGATTCGTTTATGTTTGTCTCTTACGAACGATGGAACGTCTATGCTGTGGAGGTCGATGTCTTTGGCTGTTTTCCGTAAGAGTCGAACGGTGGATGTGCCTTGGCTACCGGGGTAGTCTTTGAGAATTGATTGGATTATAGTTTCCATTTATGTGTAAATTATATATCCATAACCCATTCAATATTGATGTAAACATATACAAACATATTTAAAATCTCAAAACGAAGGACGGTATTAGATTTAATTGGAGTAACGTATCGAAATTGTTTGAAATAAATGATGCTTACCATCTTTACGAAATTCTTGATCGTGCGCACGCTGATGAGTTATCGCGTGTAATGGATCAGCTTTCGATCTCACAACAGGAGCATAAACGATGTCAGGATGTATTGTGGGAGATAGCTCTATTGACACCAGCTCAGTGAGAGGAATTGTCAGGTTTGTTTGCGGCGACGAGAGCGAAGATGGAACCATTCTTATAATGAATAAGCATTCTTTAAAAAGACGTAATTACATTTCCCAACAAGATCCACATGCGTGCTGGGTGCTCATTGTATGAATCAAACTTTTTTTCACTAGGTCAAGAGGGCTATCGTCGCTGCTCGGGATAGCCCATGAAAAGTTATCGTGTGTATGCTCATGTGTGTGTAGGTCATTTGGATGTTTATCACTGGGATGATTGTGTTCACGTGGGTCATACGAGTAATTCTTTGTGAACCTAATGTCTGTGTTGAGAGGTTCATCACTAAAGCTCTCTTTCATATGGAAATGAGGATGGGAATGGGAATAACCTTCTGCCTCCTCTTTAGTGGGTATATGTCGGGGTAATTGTTCGCTGAATCTGACATCTGTGTTTAAAGGTGGTATGATAACTTCTTCAGAGAATTGTTCAGTCGCTTGCATACTCATATCAACAGGCTCTTCATGAAGAACAATGGGTCCTAGATTTTCTAGATACTCGGAAAGCTCGTCAAAATCTTCTTTGATGACTGTACGTTTTCTATTAATTGTATCCATTTTATAAACGTATAGAAAAGTTTATGGTAGGTATAACATATACCAGTAATGAAGAACCCATCCAGAGATATGAATAGAAGGGTATAAAAATAATTAATAGAAGTAAAATGGACTTTGAATCTATGACAGTCGCCGAATTGAAAGATATTGCAAGAAACAATAACTTCAAAAACTGGTCTAAACTTAAAAAAGCAGACCTCATCCAATTCCTCATAGACAATGGGGTACATTGTAAACCTAGGACTCCTGTTTGCAAACCTAGGACTCCGAGCCCTGTTTGCAGACCTAGGACTCCGAGCCCTGTTTGCAGACCTAGGACTCCGAGCCCTGTTTGCAGACCTAGGAGCCCTGTTTGCAGACCTAGGACTCCTGTTCGCAGACCTAGGACTCCTGTTCGCAGACCTAGGACTCGGAGCCCTGTTTGCAGACCTAGGACTCCGAGTCCTGTTTGCAGACCTAGGACTCCGAGCCCTGTTCGCAGACCTAGGACTCCGAGCCCTGTTCGCAGACCTAGGACTCCAATCAGACCTAGGACTCCGAGCCCTGTTCGCAGACCTAGGACTCCGAGCCCTGGTCCTAGTTTTGTTACTAATGTTTCTCCTTCTATTTTCGGCGTTGCAAAGCTGAAAAAGAGGCAATGTGATAAGAACCTCCGTGCAGACGTCGTGACTGCAGCCGAGGATTATGGAATTGCCATAACAAAGGTTGGAGGTAAAAAGAAGACAATCAAGGAACTATGCGCTGAAATAGAAGAACGAATAAGGCAACAAGTGCCAACCTCGTTGAACACCACAATCACGGGAACAAGTCCACCGCGTTCTCGTACCCATTCTCCAATTAGAAACGTCGTGGGTATGGCTCGACCACCTACTCCGCCGATCCTTGATACCATCCGCGAAGGTATTGTCCCCAGAGCCGTTGTGTACGCCCTGACTAACATAGACAGAGATATGGCTAAGAATGAACTTCTTGACACTAAGAGAAAGCTCGTATCAAAGGATAACATGGTCCGATATGCCGCCGAACTGGGAATAAGAGGCAAGTCTCTCACGAAACCCGTACTATTAGATCGAATTATAGCCTCAATGCTTGCTCAAAACATGCCCGCCATGGCGCAAGCAATTGAGTCGGAATCATCTGCGATCACAGATGAGATTAGCGCCCATGTATCCCGAAGCGTACAAATATCAGGGGAGCGGCGTCCAAGTAAAGAAGAAATTCAATCTGTCGTAGAACAGCGCATCTCAACTGGTGAAAGCGTGAACCCAGTCGCAGTAGCTGGTGAAATTATAGCTGAAAAACAAAGCGTAGACATTGACTCTATAAGACCTCCTCCTATTTCAATCCCCCCACCCCCCTCCTCCTCACGATCATCTGATCAATCCTCACGATCATCTTCAAATGACGATTCATCGTCGTATGACCAATCATGGAGACCATCCTCTTCAAGATCTTTATCTGATCAATCCTCTTCAAGATCTTTATCTGATCAATCCTCACGACCATCCGCTTTGTCCTCACGATCATCTGATCAATCATCGCGATCCTCCTCCTCACGATCCTCCGCTTTGTCCTCACAACCATCCGCTTTGTCATCGCGATCCTCCTCCTCACGATCCTCCGCTTTGTCCTCACAACCATCCGCTTTGTCATCGCGATCCTCCTCATCACGATCATCTGATCAATCCTCCTCATCACGATCATCCGCTTTGTCCTCACAACTATCCGCTTTGTCCTCACGATCATCCTCATCACGATCATCTGATCAATCCTCACGATCCTCCTCTGTTCAACCCTCACGACCATCTTCAAGGACTATGCAACCATCCGCTTCTATACGATCAGACGATGATCATTCCTCTTCAAGATCTTGGGTGACAGATTCATCTTCATCATCATCCATGTCCAATGAAACAATGTCCGACGTGGAAAACAGCGTGTCTGTTGCCAGACGTATCAGCAGCAAAGTAGCGGACGATATCATTAATGAAGTGGAAAGTAAAACAAATAGTTCTTCAATTAAAAAAACTATCAATGAAGTGATAGAAGAACAAGGAATAAACCTTGACGTAGACCCTGAAAGATTGGAAGTGATCGTAAGCGATGAACGGGCTCGCGAAGCCGTCGAGGATGCGGTGAACCGGGCTACTAATGAAGGGCTTATTTCTGAGGATGAAGGAGATGAAATATTGCAACCATTGAAAGAGATTATCCCTGGTCCTTCAGGATTGCCTACTCGTTCACGAATACGTGGACCTCCACCACCTGTTAGCAAACCTCGGACATTGACACCTGTTAAGCGGCAAATCAGAGGAGAAGAAGATATTGAAATGTTACTCAGAGAGATCCAAAAACCAGAAGATAGCATTAGTAACATGGCAGCGATCAGATATAGAGTGTTTGATTCCTTCGGACTTATAAATTAATAATTTCAGCTTTCATTACTCACATGAGTAATGAAAATGACTTGTTCAGAATACACCTTTGAGTAGTACAGGCGATATCCAATTTGCATGTTTCAGGAACAGGTATATCTTGCGTTTATTCGAATCTTCAATTGAGAGAGGGTCCTCCGTGTCTATGGAGTGTGGATGTATGGTGAGATCTAACGAGCATAGTTCGGGATATGCAACATAAATTTCACTGTCTAGGAAGCCGATTTGATTATAATTGTTGTAATATAGAGATAGACCCTCATGGAATCGAGGTATAAGAACCTTGATATTAGAATCCTTTTCTGAGAAGATGGGGTTCATTTTTCTAAACGTAAAATGATTTTTGGACACGTTCAAATACTAATAGAATTAAACTATGGATAAATACATGGAAATCATAGACAATCTTTTGAACGATAAAGAAGATAAAAAGTGGCTCAAAAGTCAGGTTTATAACGATCTTGCGGACACGACTGACGAAGAAAAAATTAAAACGTACATAGAAGATGTCATCAAACAGGGTAAGTTGGGATGGGATCATGACTCCTTTAGTGATGTGAAACAGAGCCAACAAGAACAAGACGATTATATCCTAAATCCGTTTGAAGCAGAGGAAGGTGTAGTCGAATGTAAAAAGTGCGGTAGTTCAAAGGTCTACTCATTATCTGTACAAACCCGTGCTGCTGATGAACCTATGACGACTATGGCCCAGTGTACAATATGCAAAACCAGATGGTCTTACAATGGTTAGATGAATACAAAGAAACTATCATTACAATAAAAAAATGCAAACATTTACATTGATCATCCTGTTCATCGTGTTTATGACTGCTTGGTATCTTCTCAAAACAACGTATGAAACGTACATGGAAAATGAACCAACGGTAGTGAGATTGAGAAACAAGCTAACCCCCGTGTTCCCAGAACTCAAGTTTGTAAAGATAATGAAGGGTGATGCATCATACACCATTAACAAACAAAAAATATATCTATGCACATCCAAGAATGGAAATGTGTACGACGACAACATGCTCACTTATGTGACTCTGCATGAGCTAGCCCATACGATGTGCCCAGAGATTGGTCACGGTAAACAGTTCCAAAGTATATTCCAAACACTGTTAGGCCGAGCAGAACGACATAATCTGTTTGACCCCCGTAAACCTAGGATTGAAAATTATTGTAAATAGGTCTTCTATTACTTGATGAGTAATAGAATACAAAGGAGAGCATCTCACATAAAGATTCGAATATCAAAAATCTCCGAGTTGGCCACCTCTAGTCTGTACATATCTTTGGTTATTCCTTCCTGTTCACGTAACTTTAAATATCCATCAATGTTTGCTCTAATCTCACCTTCATATAGGGTGATTCGGTCCTTGTATAATGGGTATATCTTTTCAAACTCTTCTCTGTTGTTATCGTCATCAAAAATGACTAGTTTAGCAATGCTCTTATCGTCAAGGACTGATTTGATAAGTTCACTGCAGAAGCCAATCATGATCATTTTGCTTCTAGGCTTGTCATTTGAAATGGGTACCATTTTATGAAAGAATATTGCCTTTAGGCCATAGCGAGTAGTCCTGATTCGGAAATGTACTACGAGTGCTTCTGGTTATGAGAGAAATCAGGTTTGTGAAAACAATTCCTTTATGAAAACGATCTGAAATGAAAGTGAACTTGCAACTTTTAACTATTCTCTTCAAAAAACATCTTGGTATAAAATGGTTAAATTGACTCAATCTATTATTCAAACATTGGTTGATCATGAAGGCATTCCCTGGTCTCTTGATCAGAGGCTTTGCAAAGGAGGATTTGGAACCATTTATTCATGTGCAGAGAATGATAAAGTCGTAGTGAAAACACAACACCGATCAGATGAGCAACTACGTAAAGAAGAGTGGTTCTACCGGGATTTACATTCACATAAAAAAGATAAACAGGCTCCCAAATGTATACCTGACCTTGTTACGTCGGGCGTCGCTAATGATCTCCGTTTCATTGTCATAGAGCGCTTTCCGTTCGACCTGCAACGGTTCATTGACAGTATTCAATTCTCAAAACAAGAAAGATGTGAAATGACAAGACAGCTCCTATCAGCCATACGTTTCATTCATTCGTTTGGTTACTCGCATGGAGACCTCAAAGCAAAGAATGTCCTCGTGAGATTTGAAGGAGGAATCATCTCTCTATGTATTACTGATTTTGGTTTAGTACACAAGTTTATAAAAGATGGGATTCACGTACCCTACGTTACAGGCAAGCTATGTCTACATCGTGGCACGCTACCTTTCATCAGCGAAGACTCTCATATGGGGGTTATTCCTAGCAGACGTTCAGATCTCGAGAACATGGGATGGTTACTCATCGCATCATTGTTCGGTGGATCGCTTCCCTGGGCCAAAATGAACGGAAAGAACCCCATTTTAAGGGCTAAGCAATCAGTGAAGCAGATGATTGCAAAGGGAGATGATTCGGTTTTCAAAACAATGATGCCAAAGCAATCCCATAGAAGAATGTTCAATTACATGACCGAAGTGATTGCTCTAAAATATGAACAAGAGCCTGATTACCACATGTTGGAAAGAATATTTAAAGTCGAATGAATAGTTGAAAATTGTAATTATTTTTTCATGGAATAGTTTAATCATGTTTGTGACTACAAATAACTCGTTCAGAGGTATCCTCCTAGGAGGATACATCGGCAACATTCTTGGGTTACCAAACGTGTCAAAATCATTCGATACTACCAAATCGAATAAAACCACGTTTAATAGCAACCGCTATAGTCATGACATGAAGTTCACCATGGAACTGGCCAGCTACCTTACCATGTACCCCGACTCGTACTTGGAATATTTCACAAAAACAGTGCGTGAAATGAACAAGGGTGAAAGTAGAAACGATAGCAGCGGAGCAGTTGCGAGGATATCACCTCTGACTTTGATCTCGTACGAGTCAGATATAGACTTGTTTAATATGATCAATAATACCATCATATGTGGTAATAACAAGAATGAAGTAGACATGGCATTCATCCATGTAAAGATATTGATTAGTATAATCAATCGACAGATCAAAAGCGCAGAATCGTTGTACGCTTACGCGAATACTCTCGCTCGACTCGTAGGAAACTATGCCATCCTCGACAGCCTGCAGATTATAGAAAGCGAGATGAATATCAAACAGATACGGTGTAATATCAAAAACATCTTTAAATATGACAAATCACAAATGAACGCGATTGATTGTTTCATATGTTCTATGATATGCTTCATGAACAACTTTGATCAACCCGAAAAAGCGATCATTATGGCTGCCAACATGGGGGGATCCACAGACGTAATTGCCAAGTTGGTAGGAGAACTCGTCGGTGCCAAGCACGGCATTAGTTGGATCCCTAATAAGTGGAGCAACCTGGCAAATAAGGAAAAATTGATCAAATTGGCAGACAAATTATATGAGCGATGAAAATAATGAAACGATTCCTTACCCTTCGGGGTAAGGAATGAACTATTTATTATAATTTGTAAAAGTTACCTAGCCTTGTCCCTTTCAGGAGGTGAAAGGTTCCTTCTCTGAGCATAGTGTTTTTAATGTTGATGAGTAATTGTTTAGCGATTTGGGGTTTGTCGAGAACCTTGTTCATGACAATGTCCTGATCGATCGTAGATGGATTCACGGCATACATAGGGATACAGTTTTGACCCACGTAGTAAGAAATGTAAGGAGATGCTGGATTGATTGGATCAAAGGGTTCAGTCATTAATTCACAATTGAGCATTCCGATTCTGAAGCGGTCTTCGGCTGTGTTTTTGATTAAAACGTCGCCTGGAGACAGACCTATTGTCTGATGATTACCCGAAAACATAACACTTGCCACTTGACCGTATTCCTCGTTGGCTTGATGCGAGGAGGCATACTCACATACACCATCCCAGTTTTGAGCACATCTGTTAGCCAAATAGACCTGGCATGGCTTACTGTTCTGGCCATATGTTACACCATGACTGCCATGGTTAAACCTCTGGGACGCGTTGTTCCCAATACAGTATGTTAGAGGATCGTTGTTGTACACGGGGAGTGCATTCACAGGGGAAGCACCAAAATGAGATAGCTGCGCATACATTTTTATCTATGACTGATAAAAATGAGTATATACGCCTTTTAACACACCAGAACAAAAATATCCTCAAATGAAATACTTGATAGGAGTAAACGACATATTCTACAGATATAAGTAAGCTAAAGAGAAACATGCATGTAACCAAAACATGCCTCGAAAAACTGCTTTGATTACGGGTGTTGGTGGACAGGACGGTAGCTATCTGGCCGAATTACTTCTTGATAAGGGTTACTATGTGCACGGTCTCATTAGGCATTGTTCCGTGAACAACAAATTCCGTATCCATCATCTCGAAGATCATAAGCGTTTCAGACTTCATTATGGCGACGTGACGCAGAATCCAATCAGTTTAATTAAACTGCTTGAACCCGATGAGATCTACAACCTTGCAGCGCAATCTTTAGTTAAGGAATCATTTGACATACCTAGGTATACTTTTGATACAAACACCGCCAGTGTCATCGAGTTGCTTGAAGCAATTAAATTAATTGATTGTCCACTTAATCCAAAGATTAAGTTGTACCAGGCGTCGACTGGCGAAATGTTTGGAGACGCACCTACTCCTCATAACGAGTGCACTCCCTTTCATCCAAAGTCTCCCTACGCTATATCTAAGCTTTGTTCTTATTGGATGGTTAAACATTACAGAGATGCTTATAACATTTTTGCAGTGAATGGTATCCTTTTCAATCATGAGAGTCCCCGACGAAGTGGGTGTTTTTTGACAAAGAAGGTATGCAGAGGAGTGGCGGATATTAAGGATGGTTACAGTGAGTATATCACACTGGGTAATCTAAACGCGAAGCGTGACTGGGGGCACGCGCGTGACTATGTTGCATGTATGTGGAAAATGTTGCAACAGGACAAGCCTGATGATTTTGTCGTATGCACGGGTAAATGCAGGACAGTGCGTGAGCTCGTAGAAGAGGCGTTTAAACACATCGACCTCACCATAACGTGGGAAGGTGAGGGCCTTGATGAGATTGGGGTTGATCAGAATGGACATACAAGGGTGCGGGTAAATCGTTTTTATAGAAGGCATGGAGATGCTGATTGCCTTCATGGCGATTGTACTAAAGCAAAGAATGTACTTGATTGGAATCCTACAATTACTTTTGAAGATATGATTGCAGAGATGGTTAACATAGAACTTCTTGATGATGAAGATTGAATATATAGTAATAGTTCTGTTACCCCTGAGGGTAACAGATTTTTAGAGTCGTAATTAAAAGTCATCATCGGGTACGTACTCGTCTGCTACGTACAGAGGCTGATCCTCATAATCTGTACTCTTTTCCATCTCATTGATAATTTTCTCAAAGTCTACCAATAACCCCATGAAGCCTGTGCCAGCTTTCGGCTGGTTGCCTGAGATAATCGCTGCGCTCACGCCGGCGTTGTTTTCAATCTCTGTTCTCATCGCAGCGGCCAAAAGGATGTCTGTGCTCTCTTCAAAGGTGGCCTTGCTAAGAGGACCCACGTCGTTATTTCTCATCGTGTACCGCGTAATAGAGCAGGGTTTACCTTTGTACGTCATTTTGTCCACGAGAAGCTGAATGTGCATAGTGTTCACGCCTCCGACCACTTTCTTGAGATCATTAAATAACATCTTTCTCACAGCGCAGATTCCCAAACACTCGTAGACTTCCCAGAAATCATTGCAATATAACCTCTTGTTGTCAATGAGAGGATGAGCGAGCATCTTTTTCAAATTAGATCCCTCAGTCACAATCAACCATTGTCCATCCTCGTAATCAAAATGCATCGCGTTTACTCCCTCCATTCCACATACCAAAATCTTGTTCAGAGCAGTGAGATATTCAGAGAAACCTTTCTCAGAGGCCATGAATGTAATTTGAATAGACGTCGGGCCTATGTTGAATTGGCATTTTTTAAATATATCCTCTTCCCTGTCACTGATTGCTTTTGCTACCGTGTACGTGTTCACGCGGTTGGTATACATAATCTTCTTGTTCAAATCAAAATCAAAAACAGCCGATGAACCATCCATCCACATTAAGGGTTTGGTCTTGTATAGGTCCTTAAAGTGAACCCCTACGATCGAACATCCGATCGCCTTTCTCAATTCATCGGATGAATTGTACTTGGTTTTGAAGTAGACCGTGCACGTCTTTACTTTGATCTTCTTACTCATATTCAATATTTCCTCAAGTCTGCCGACGCCCGATTGCTGCAGTTTACCCGCCGTGTGGAATGTGTTGAGCGTGGTCTGCGTCTGACGTTCACCGATGCTCTGCGCCCCGATGATACCGACACACTCACCAGGAGTAGCCCTGCTCGTGTGATACTTGGATATAATGCGCTGTTTGAACTTTTCAAACAAATCAGGAACTAGCCTTACTTTGTTGAGCTCTCTCCTCAGAACCGAATCTTGTTTCATCTTCATTTGCTCGTACATTACTTCTGGAATGCTTGATCTCCATGAGCACCCATTCACAACCTGTTCAATCTCCTCTTCAGTCAACACCTCGGCTTCATTCGTCCTGTCGTTAGTCGGATCATCTCCCTTGTTTAACCTCTCAGCCAGGCGCTCAATATTAATAGGATATATCTCAGATTTATCCTCATTGATATTCACCTTTGATGGATCGAACCCATGGTTGCCGAAAGCAAACTGGTAAATATTCTTCTTAGCGTCTCTAACTGTACCATCATATTCTATTTTCAAATCTTCATTTATTTTCACAATGGATCTTTGTATGTATCCCGATGTGGCTGTTCCCATGGCTGTTTTGGTCATACCTTCTCTACCTGTCATGGCATGGAAAAACATTTCATCAGGGTGCATACCCTCAATGAAGGAGGAAGCTATGAATCCACGACTCCTGTACTTACGTGCTGGGTCGTTGATAATCAGTTCAGGGTAATGAATAAGAGTTCTCTTCTTATTTGACAGAGTGGGTGTCGGTCTGTGTCCGTTGAGATTTTGCTGTCCCAGAAGACCAGTAATCTGAGCGATATTAAAGTAATCACCCTTGCTCCCTGATGTGACAGTGCTAATGAAATTATTGTCGGGTTTGAGTGCCTCCTTGGCAATCTTGAGGCCAATATCCTTTGCCTTATTGAGCGAACAATTAACACGAGCCTCTCTGATTTGAGGATGGTCTGTGGACTTGGATACGTTGATTGCTTCTAGGAAATACTTTTGAGTGATATTTTTGATTGCCTCTTTCTTTACGCGGTCCCCGATGAGACAGTCCTGAATACCTACTGAAAACGGATTGATGTTTAGCCACCCGTTGGTAAGAAACTGAATGTTGTCAATGAAGCGGGCTGTAATCTCCACTCCGTACTCCATGCATAGTACGCGTACAAGCGACCCTTTGGATCCCTTCAAAGTGGATTTGTCAAAGAAACCCGAAGTCACAACACCATGTTTAATCTTAAGATTGGGGTAGTCGACATGAAAGTCTGCCGGGAACAGGAATCCAAATAGAGAATGCGTTGTATACACGTCGGGTTCGTTTCTGATTTTTCTAATCTGCTGGAGGCGCGTCACGTAGTTGTAAGCATGGTCTATGTGCATCATACACTGCATGAAATGGTCTCTGCTCATAATTTGTATATTTTCAGTCATCTTGTATGCACCTAGGAGCGAGTCCTGCACGATGACCATTTCGGGTTTATTGCTTTGAGATGAGAGAATGTTGTAAATCGCGTTGGAGTTGTATTCGAGCTCTGCTCTAGATTCTATCGTCTCTTGTATAAAAATGTTACCCTCATCGCCGTCAAAATCCATGTTGAAACCAGTTACGATTGCAAGGTTTACGCGCAACGTCTTTCCGGGTTTAACAACCACCTTCATTCCCTGCATCGAGTTCCTATGCAGCGTAGGCTGTCTATTAAGCAATACAAAATCACCATCTCTCAAGAATCGCTCAACCTTGTCTCCAATCTCCAGTACGAGCTCCTTTTTCTGAGGTAGGATTGTGGGTATCTTTTTTAATTGACCTGTACCATCCTTTGAGGGACGCTTTATCACATCATCTTTTCTTATAACCATCTTGCAATCAGTTACTGTGATACATTTACCATCCCTCATGAGCTGATCGCCATGATTTAGATAGGTACCGAGCTTTATAGTGGCTGCCGGGACAGATATACGCGTACCGTTCTTTCTGATTACGACGGACGTTTTACCCGGTGTGTTGACCAGCTCAGTCAACTTAGCATGAGACAACGGCGTTACGTATTCAGGAATCGTGAGCATGTTGGCAATCTCCTCAGGAACAGCTACCTCATTTAATCTTAGCGTTGGATCTGGACCGAGTACTGTCCTCGCCGTTTTGTCACATCGCTTACCCATCAGGTTTTGACGCACATGACCTGTTTTCTTTGTGATGCGCTCCTTAATACCTGTCATTGGCTTATGGTTGGTGTTGTGAACCGCCTTACCTCTCGAGTTGTCGCAGTATGTGAGAGTCTTGAATTTGAGGTTAGCCCTAGCCTTTTCATTATTAGTGTCTTTATGAAGGAGATTGTTGGTTTTGATAATATCAACCAGGCTTATGCTGAGATCGTCATCGCTAATGTTATCCGATGTGACCATCCTGGGTCTGCAACAGGTTGGAATGACTGGAAACTTGGTTAGGACGAGGTTTTTGGGATGAAACATTTGCGGATTGACACCGAGAATTGCAACGTCCTCGACGGGTATGTTGTCAAATACCATCTTTACAGCCTCCGGTTTGAGGATGCTACTCTCCAGTGTGTTTTTAAATTTGTACACCGCCGTGATGACGTTATCCCCCGGGTCATATTTGATCTCAGGGTGTGGGCTGTTGCAATGCCCACAGAATGATATTTTATTAGACAAATGATTGATAATCTTGTCATACCCTCTCACTCCCTGCAAGTCCAGCTCCTCCTTTGTACAGAGTAGGCGGTGACACTTGAAACAGAAGATTTTGAGCATACTGACTGTTTGTTTGTAAAAAAGAATGATAGGCAGATTGAGATTTATATGACCAAAATGACCAGTACATTTCCACACCGTCTCTTTACAAGTGTCACATTTGGCGTTGTTTTCGACGCATCCTAGTCTGGGGTCGTACACGCTTCCTGGTTCAATAGTTAACGTAGGTTTGTCGATAACGCAAACAGATCTTTTCAAGATATCATTATCAGACTGTATACCAAACTGAATGGTATTTATTTGACTAAGTTGTTGCTCCATTCTTTCCTCTTAATTTAAACCCATTTCAGTTAAATTGAATACTCAATTATTCAGTTGTTTTCATTACCCCGAGAGGTAATGAATTTTGAAACAGGCAATTGGTCATAGCATGTGATTGGTTTTAATATTGAACAAGACCACATCTGAGTCCGTGATCGATAGAGATAGTTGTTTTATTCTTTATATTACCATTCCTTTTTTCATTCTCACGTAGTTGACTACTAAAGTAGTTGACGAGATTGATAATGTTCGAAAGCATAACGTCGTATTCAACTTTTTGGTAACCAATGATTATCAGATCCTTCAACCCCCTATCAAACAACTCGATAATCTTAATAAGATCCTTCATCATCTCGCGACGCTTGTATACGAGGAGTAGTTGGTTATTCCAGTTAGTATACGCGTTGGCAATGTTGTGCATTTCTTCGTGAACAAAGTTTTCTCTTAAACGCTGCCTACTTTCATTCATTGACTGATCATCGTACGCCTTGATGGTGAGGACAGGAAGAATGTAATTTATTTCATTAATTACACGTTGTATGAAGAAGTTCTTTTTTATAGCTCTTGTGGTTGAATTCTTTCTGGTCGCATCTATGTAGTTACCGTTTCTGCTCATTTCTTCCAAGGCTATATTTAGATGATCAACACATGGGTCATTTACATTAATGAAGGGTGCATTCCCATTATTGATTTGAGCCATGTACTCGTCATAATGGGGATTGTTAATGATGCCTGTCTGAATAGTGAGGTTACGCCATGAGAAGGCAGTCTTACACTTGGTACAGAACATCTGGTCACAACCATCAATTTTGTGGATGGGAGTTTTGCAATTAGGGCACGGCTTCGTGTCACGTTTTATCATATTGATGGTTTCAACTAACTCTTTGTTGCACTCGTGTACGTTGGAGCGTTCTTCTTTGCATTTAGCGCAAATGTGCTTGTTGCACTTGAGGCAATGGCCATTCATGACGATGCCCTCGCATTTGTTCATGGGACAATAGAACGAATTACTCATTTTGTTGATTTCCTCATCGCTCTTACTCATGATGGACTGTTTTATTTCAAGAAGCTCGTTTTCAAAGGATTGTACCATTTTCACAAACATAGAATCTTTCTTATATTTATCTGTATGCGTCTTAAGAGCAGAGATACGGCTTCGTAAGAGTTGCATGTTCTTACGAGCCTCTGCTCGTTCACGGGTTGCCTTCAGTAGCAATTGCTCATTAACAAGATCCAACTCGACGATTTTATTTAAATACTGCTCCCTAAATTTTCTAGGGGTATGCATGAAAATAAACTCGTTTGTAATCGGCTGTTTACAACCCATGCATTCTTGTTTGTTTTCTTTAATGAGAAGATACTGTTTGAAGCATCGCGTGCAGACGATCTTTCCACAGTCTTTGTGCATACACTTGATAGGATGACGTTGCTTGGTTGTGAATACATCACAGCATATGTAACAGGTTGGTTGTTGTTCCATTGCAATATATTTATTTTTATCTATTATTACATATGTGACGTTTTCATATTTTTACTGCAAGGACTTGGGATGTTTCCTTTAAGATAGGTGTCATAATAGGGGTATGACATGAGAGTTTCCTCTTGATAAGTAGATGCTTACTGTTCAGCTCGGCGTTCTCATCTTCCTCCTCTTCTTCTGGTTCGTAATCACATTCGAATCGTTTAACAAGCAACGATTTGAGAAGCTCAATACCCTTTGCTTTATTGTTCTTGTCATACTCTGTAAAGTCAAAGTACATCTCCTTGTCGTTTTTGCGAACCAGCCTAACATGAAGTAAATAAACATTAGTTAGACTATAGTATTGTTGGTTAAGGAGCACATTCCACTCCTGCGTGTCGTCAACGTCATTAAGAGGTAGTTCTATCAGTTCCGCCTTGTCCCGTATGCACACAGCTTTAATATTTTTCTGATCAAAGGGGTTGTGAATCATCATTCGATGGACGCCACCGTAGATTATGTTCTTGTTCTTTTTGAGTGTGCTTTTGTACTTGATGGGTCCTTCGATTGGTTTAGGGATACAGTTCTTCAGGAGCACTGAAAAGAACGTTCTGAGAATGTTGTTAAATACGACGTCGCATACAGCGACGTATACTTTCAATAAAGTCATCTTTGAAATGCTTACATTCTTTGAAAACTCATCGTCAGATTTGCAGATGCCTGTGTAAACGATCCAAAAGTAGATACAACCACATATAATTGAATTAGGTTGGGATGTGTTTACAATGTTTGACTTTTCCTTCACGAGGTTAAAGACGTTGACCACGAGATTAAACATAAGTTTCGTGTTCATGCCAAGTTTCCTCAGTTTTGAATTAATACTAATCATCTCCTCTTTTGTTTGGTTGAATTTGAGTGTAAATTCGGACTTTTTGGGAATGTTGCTTGAAAGGATGGCAAACCCCTTGTTAGCCTCGTGTTGTTCTAGGAGGAACATGTCCAACAGATCGTAGTACGAAATGTGGTTTCCTGCGAGTGCGGATGCCCTATGTAGGCTTGCTAGGATGATTGATTTTTTGGAATTGTTTCTAAATATTTTACTGACGGTGGCTTTCCGGTAAATCTCTATAGTTATGTCTTTGATATGTTGTTCGATGTAGATCGGTATGTCATTATAGATGGATGATTCACTCTTGCGGCGCTTTTTCATACCTATAATGTTGGATGAGTGATGATTGGCTATGTAATTCTCTTCCAATAACTCACCACATTCTAGGCACGTTTTCTTACCATTGTCATCACTTGTTTCCTCATGTAAACACGAGTCGTCTAATTCCGTAGAATCAGGGCTTTGTAGCTTATTCTCTTGGAAATCCTTTGCTACAAGCTTTAGAGCTTGTTCAAATAAAATTAAATATTGAGCGTCCATATTTTTGGCATTATTTATTTTATATGTTGGGAAACACACTCCGATATTCAATTTTTGACGCATCATTCTCTATCCCCGAAGGGATAGAGAATTTACTTGTTAAATTATAAATTTAATTTAGTCAAATCTTCAATCCATATATCTTTGTCTGTCTTTTTACATAGCAGCTCGCGTTCCCGTGCCATCTTCTTGATAGACAATTCCAACTCTCTCCTCTTCTCTTCGGTCAGCGTCCTCACAGACATGTCGAGTAACATTTTGATATCCACGTCCTGTTGTGCAATGGCATTCATCTTAATTATAGATATAATATTCCTCTCCTCACTCGTTACATCAATCTGCTTACTTCTCACGGCTTTGATAAAATTACTCTTACACGTAGCCATATGAGAGCGCCTGTCGATATCTACCAGTTGAGCATGCCTTCGCTTAGCGTTAAGGGCGAGGCGT